CGCACTGTGCCGTCATAGCAGCAGACGGATAATTTAGCACCGAGTTTCATATTTTAATCACGCTCCAGTCGTTCTTTGGCTGATATTTCAGGTGAAGCGGCTGTGGAATATCGTCGCAAAGCATTTCATCAATTCTGCCAAAGTGTACGAGATAAGTTGCCATCAGTTCCAGCGCCTTTTTCAGCGTGGCAATCTGCTTTTGCTGTTCACAGTACGCCATAAACAATTTATGATGTGCATTGTCTTGTTCATCGTATTCTTTTTTCAGTGTGGCATTCTCTGATTCTGTTTTTTCTGCACGGCAAATTAGCTTTTCGTTTGTTTCTTCTGCTTCACCATACATTTCCGCCGCTTCCTCGGCTGTCATTTCAGCAATCAGTGGCTTTATATCTAACTGAGATGTTTGAATCGCACCTATATCCCCATTTTGCGCCGCCTGCTCTCTTACCTTGATTTCGTCAAAATATTTCTGATCCATCAAATTTTCCTCCCGCTGCTTTTATCCGGCAACATTTCAAATTTTACCTTTACGTTTTCCGGCAAATCCGCACGAAGCGTGCTTTTTGACAGCTCTGTAATTCTGGAAAAATATAACTTTTTTCATTGAAATTCAAGTTCCTTTCTCTGTGACAAGTTGGTGACGACATGCAATATCCAATTTATTCAGGCTGCATGCGGCTTCAAGGCACTTTTTTGCCCTATTTTTTCATTTTTTTCCTATACCTCTATATATATATTCTATTTTTTCCTATATAGAGGTACTAAAAATGAAAATAGGAAGGGCTGTTTTTATGGGCTTACACCGCATGGGCACTGAGCTTATTGGCATTTCAACACTCGTCACTCAACTCGTCACATTATGTGCCAAATTTTACCTGATATGGCTTGAAATCGCCAGACAAAGCAATTCCGCGATAGTGCCAACCGTCACGAGCATGATATTTATTAAACTTTTTGCTTAGCTCGATTCCGAACTTCGTCGACTTCATTTCAAACTCATTGTTTTCTTTCGCCCACTTTGCATAAGCCGAAAACATATCCTTTGCTCTCTCTGTATTCTCGCCACCAGTAACGCAGCATT